GTCCCTATGCGGTGAATATCCGCAATGTTGAGCAATGTCGTTACAACGACAAGGGATTTAGGTTTCATTGTACAGAAACTTGGATTTCAAAAAACAAAAACCACAAACTATAGACCGAAGTCAAGAACGCCAAAAAAGTTAGGCGAGCGCAACATTGCGCCCGACCCCTGAGACGTCGTATTCGATGTCGAAGACGATATTCGCGAGCGTGGCGTTGCCCGAGATTTCGCGGTTGTGATATGCATAGAATGCCATGGGCTTGGCGTAGCGCCCATAGTCGTGCAAGTCAGTGATGAGTCCGGTGAGATCAATGTCGAACTTGATGTTGGTTGGGCCGTCTTGGTTGCTGACGGCAAAATGCCCGTAAGAGAGGCCAAAGGCCGAGTCAAAGTCCTCATCGCCGGAGAGGTTTTGCGGCCAGCAACCGATGACGAGAATCGTTCGCGTGGAGGGAAGAAGAACGCCCCTGACTTTGACCGATTTGATGACAACTTTGCTATATCTGGCGATATCGCCTGATAAGTCTTCGATGTCCGTCCCGATGACTTTGACGCAGAAGTTGCTGGTAGTGATGCTGACTGAGTGAGTGGTAGAAGGCATGACTGAACGATTGAATTCTTAAGCTCATTGCTAGATTCGTAGGGCAGCGAGCCATTGAGATTTAGTATGAGCATGATATGCGTTTCAGTTAGCAAAACACAAGGATGATCGGCAATTTGCCCGGCAAAGTCATCGACAAAGTGAACAACAAAGTTGTTGTCACGCAAGATCTTGCCGATTTGATTTCGGTCAAACGTCCTAAAAAGTCTGGCACTCCTCGAGTCAAGCTTTAAAACGTCGCGTGCGAAACGAAATGCACAGTCAAAAGGCATGTTGTACACTCGGCGCTGATTTGCAACGTGCAGACATGTGGATGCAAAAAAGTCGTAATCCGTAAGCGAGACGAGACAACGAAGCGCAACATCAACATCTTCATTTGACCAACCGTCATACATGGCTAGCAAAGCACAAGAGATAATACGTTCATCAGAGTGCGACAACGTCACGGAACGTGACACGAAAGATTGGTGTAATTCAGCAATAGTCACATTCGGATCTGCAAGTCTGGCAAAGTGACGGCAAAAAACACGGATGGGGTCTGCAACAAAATGGTCTACCAACCAGAAACGACCCGCGTGATACGGCAAAGTATCAAATGCAACCTTGAACTTGACATTGCGCGCTAGACGTAAAGGCTCCGGGAGCAATTCA